TAGATAGACTACACGTTGTAGCATCAATATTAGAACTAAGTAGGGAGGATAGATAATGTCGTTTGTAGAAACAGAAGCTTCTGTAAGGTATGAGATAATAGATGGTAAAAGAGTGCCAGTTATTACACCTAAAACAGAGGTAACATTGACAAATACGGTAACTGGTCAGGAGTACAATTCTGATGCTGAAGCATTAGCAGACGTACAAAATCCTAATACAAATACAGAATCTGGACACATCAGAAGAGATGTTAAAGTAACTGTAGAGCAAATACCTTTAGGAGCGGCCAGTAATATAGGTGATTGACGAGAGGCAAAAAACCTTGTAAATTAGTCAGATTAGGCTTCTTACAAGCTAGCCCCTTGCTTTCATTAAAATAGGATTAAATTATGCCATTTAAAAAAGTATTTAGAAAAGCACGTAAAGCAATTAAAAAGATAATACCAAAAGAGATTAGACCTTTTGCACCTTATATAGCTGCAGGTTTTTTACCTCCAGGAGCTGTTGGTTTAGGTGGTTTAAAAAGCACTGCTTTACAAAAAGCATTAATAGCTGGTGGTACAAGATTTGCTACAGACGATGAAGCAGATTTAAAAGATATTGGTATTACAGCTGCACTTGCAGCAACTCCAGATGCGCTAGGAGAATTTTCTGCATCAGGACGTGGAGTTCCAGATGCTGTAGCAGGTAGAGAAAAAGGTATCATGGGATTTTTAAAAGATACTGCTGGAAAAGCATCTACAAAATTAGCAGCAAAACCTTTAACTACAATGACTGCACAAGCAGGTATAGATACTGCTAGTCAACTTGCAGAGATACAACAAGACGAGATTGATGCATACAATAGACAATTAGCAGAACAAGGTATAAGAGATAAAACACAAAGAAGAAATGCTATTAGAGATATATATCTAGGTATTGGATATGATGAAGGTTATGTAGATAGTATGTTAGATAGATTTGGATACAAAGGTGGTGGTATAAGTTATACTATGGATGACATTTTAGATATGGCATCTGAAGCAACAAAGAAAAAAAGAAAAGAGAGAGAAGAAGAAGACGAAGATGAATTATCAGAGTATATAGATATAGGATCAAGAGGATTAATGAGTTTAGCACCAAAACAAAAACCAATGCCAATTAGACCATTACAAATGGCAGAAGGTGGTATGATGAATCTTGGTGGTAATGAAATGGATTTAAGAGGTGGAGGATTTGTACCCATAGGTAAGAAAGAAAAAGCAGATGACGTACCTGCTAGACTTTCTAAGAATGAATTTGTTATGACCGCTGATGCTGTACGTGGTGCAGGTAGAGGTGATATAAATGAAGGTGCAAGAAGAATGTATCAAACAATGGATAAACTAGAGGCGATGGCATAATGGCAGAAACAGTTACACGACAGCTACGAGAACCATTTGTAGAAGCAGCCGGTCTTGGCATTACAAATGAAGGTTTAAGATTATTAAAAGAACAGATACCAACAGCTACATTTACAGGTAGAGATTTTATTGCTGGTGCAACAGATTTAGAAACGCAAGCACAACAAGCTGCTGCAGGTCTTCAAGCAGGTCCAGAGGCATACAAAGCTTATATGTCTCCGTATCAACAAGAAGTTATTGATGCAACAACAGCTGCATTAGATAGAGAACAACAAAAAGGTTTAGCATCATTAAGACAAAGAGCAGCGCAAGCTGGTGCATTTGGTGGTGGTAGAGAAGCTGGCATGATTGGTGAATACCAAGCAGCTGGTGACATACAAAGAGCATTAGCAGAAGCACAAATTAGACAACAAGGATTTCAACAAGCACAACAACAAGCGATCGCTGGCTTACAAGCACAACAAGGTTTAGGACAATATCAATCAGCTTTAGGAGCACAACAAAGAGGATTAGAACAAGCTCAACTAACAGCAGATCAACAACAAGCTAGAGAAGCTGCATTTGCTGATTACACAAGACTAGGATTAATAGGACCACAATTATCATCTGTGATAGGTGGTTTCCCTGCTGCAACACAAATACAAACGTCAGCGCCTCCTAGCTCTGCACAGCAATTATTAGGATTAGGTTTAGGTGGTGTAGGTTTAGCAGGAGCTGTTAAAGGATTATTTTAATGAGTAATATATTAAGAAGACCAATGTTTAGAGGTGGTGGTTCTGTGGACAGCAGAGGCACAGGTATTACATCAGGATTGGATACACCAAAGAGAGGTATGGTTGATGGACCAGGTGAGTACTCAAAAAGTCCTTCTGATATAGCGGCTGAGATATATGCAAGAACAGGAGAAATATTTCCTGAGCCAGAAAGACGAGGTTTAACACCTGGAGACTATTTAAGAATAGCAGCAACTGGTGCTGAAATATTAGGTGCACCTGGTAGAGGTGGTGGTATTCGTGGAGCGTTGACCGCGGCTGCAAGACCATTAGCAAATTTAGGAGCTTCTTTAGGTTCTAGTATAGATGCAAGACAAACAGCAGCAGAAAAAACAAGAAGGCAAAACAGAGCTTTAGTTGCAGATTTAGCAGGTGATATTTATGCTACACAACAAAAAGGTAATCAAGAATACGCAAGAAAACAAGCAGTAGGTATAATCGAAAACATATTTAATCCAAAAATTAAAGCAGCGGAAGATGCTGGTAACGAAGAAGAAGCTAGAAGATTAAGAAAAGAACTAGAAGAAAAAACTATAGCGATTGCAACAGACAGCACACCAAGAAGTGAACAAGTTGTTAAAATAATGTTAGAATTAATTAAACAAGGTGAAATTGATGCAGCAGTAGCAGCTCAATTATTCCCTGAAATACAATCACTCTTACCTGATACAGAAGCTACAACAACAAAACCAGAATTAAAAGCTAAAGGTGGTAGAGTAGGAATGATGGAGGGTGGTGATTTATTAGAAGATAAAATGCAAGACCCACAAATACCATTAAGTTATAATGAATTAAGAGGAAGATTACCGGCGTCAATAGGTGATGACATTGTAAAATTATTATCAACTAGTTATGAAGCTTTAGCTGATTTCGCAGAAATTAGAACACAAGCTGACGTAGACAATTTCAACACAAGATATCAGGTACAGCTAGTATTACCACAGGAGGCGTAATGCCAAGAATTCCTAAAGAAGCTGACATTAAACAATATTTAATAGACGCTGATATTATCGAAGAAAGAAAAGAAAAACAAAAAAGTGGTTTAGTATTTAATCCTTTGTCTTTTTTAAGATTTGACCCTAAGATGGGTACATCAATAAGAATAAGAGAAAAGTTAGATTCTGAATTTGCAGAAGAAATAGAACCAGAAGGCACTGTTGATTTTGCAAAAGAGGTAGAAAGAGCTGGTGTTGATGGTCTTACAAGAGCTATAAAAGGTATTTTAGAAATACCGGCAGCAATAATTGATGGAGCTGCAAACACAAACTTAACTTCTAAACTAGATACAGTTACAAGAAAATTTTTACAAGAACACGGAAATCCAAAAACTTTTGCTGGTGATTTAGGATCTGTTCTTACTCAATATGGTGCACCAAGCACAATAGCTTTTAAAATTATAGGTAATGTTGGCAAGCTAAAAAAGATAAGAAAACTTGATGATTATTTAAAAAATAAATTTGGTAAAGTATATACTAAAACGGCAGGATCTGATCTTGCAAGAAGAGTTGGCCAAGGTGGTTTATCATTAGGAGCTGCAGACTTTCTTGTATCAGATGCAGATAGACCTACTTTATTTGTAGACAAAGTATCTGAAGAAGGAAAAACAGGTAGAGATCTTGCAGTAGCTAGACTTGCTAACAAAGTAAAATTTGCACAAGACGGAACTCTTTTAGGTGGTGGTATTCCATTAGCTGGAAAAGGTTTATCATTAGGAGCAAGATATGGTTTATTAAAACCAGGAGCTAAAATACTAGGTATAGGTGCTAAAGTTGCAGATGCTGTTGTTGTAAACCCATTATCTAAACTTTTAGCTAGAACACCTTTCTTACCTGAACTTACATCAGCAGTTAGATCATTACCTGGCAAAGCAAGAGAAGCAGCTGGCCTACCTCCTTTTGAACAATGGAGAATGTTTAGTGTAGACAACTCTGATCCATTAAGAAGAACATTAAAGAGAGTAGATAACTTTCTATCTTACCTAAGATCTATTGGTAAACAATCACCTGAACAAGCAAACGTAGCTTTTAGAGGTGAAAAAAGAATTATTGCACAAGCAAGAACCATGGAGAAATTATTAGATAGTGTAGAGAAAAGAGCTTACGATCTTGCTAAAGCAAATCAAAAATACTACGACTCATTAACAACATCACCAGCTTCAAGAGATAAATATTTAGATGAAGTATTAGAATTTTTAAAAGGTGAAAGACCTATTACACAAGTACAAGAACCATTACAGGCTACAGCTAAACAACTTGCAAATGTTTTAGATGAAACTAAAAAATTATACAGAGATTTATTACCTGATGACAAAGCAGCAGGATCTTTAAAAGAAATATTAACTAATAATTTAAAAGGCTACATGAGAAAGTCTTTTGCTGTATTTACAAACCCTAGTTACTCTGTATCTAGAAATAGTGAAGTATTTAAAAATGCAGTTGATTTTGTGAAAAAAATAAAAGACCCTGATCAAAAGAAAAGAGTTATCGCTAAAATGAGAGATAACCCTAACATGACAGCAGCTCAAGCCGCTAATGAAATAGCTGCAGAAAATGTAGAATCAATATTAAGATATGCAAAAACAGATAACAAAGATCCAATACAAATATTAACATCAATTGCAAAAAGAAAATTAGATATGGATAAGTTTATAGCAACAGGTGATGAACTACCTGATGTTATAAGAAAGTTATTAGGTGAAGAAAAGAATTTAAGAAATACAGTATTACAAACTGTATCTACTTTATCTACATCAAGCACAAACAAATTAATGTTTGACAGACTAGCTGAAATTTTAGTTAAACAAAAACAATTATTCAAAACAAGACAACAAGCTGAAAGAGGATTAAACATAGCTAGAGAAGGTGGTAAGATTAGAAGAATACCTATCTCAGCAGAAGTGCCAGGAGTTGGTTTATTAAAAACAAAACTATCTGGACTTTACGGACCAGCAGACAGAGTAAATCAAATACTTACACTAAAAGGACCTCTTGATGAACTTGCAACAATACCTGGTTACAAAAACTTTTTACAATTCAAAGTCGCAGCTCAATACGGAAAGACTGTATTATCACCAGCAACACAAACTAGAAACTTTTCTTCTGCTAGTTTTTTTGTACTAAACAGAGGATTGTTAGGTGGTAGATCATCTGTAACTGAATCAATTAAAATGACGGTAGATGACATCTTTAATGCTGGTAAAGGTGGTGCAGATTCAGAAAAAAAATTATTAGAGAGTATTGCAGAGGGTATCAAATACGGTGCTCTTGATGAAAACATTGTAGCATCAGAACTTAACGCTGTATTAAGAGCAATAAGAAAAGGTGCAATAAAAGATACAGATCAACTTACAGGATTTTTAGAAAAGAAAGGTTTGTTAAGAACAGCTAGTAGAATATATGCAGGTGGTGATAACGTTTGGAAATGGTATGCATACAACTGGTACAAATCATTCTTAAAAGATTATGCAAAAAATGATCTTGGTAGAATGAAAACTTGGTTTAGAGACGTAGCTGGTATGCGATTTGATCCTAAAGATTTATTAGGAAAGAAAAAAGGTGTAGAAGAAGCTATCAAAGAAGCAGCTGGTTGGTATGTAAGAAACACGATGCCTACATACAGTTTAGTTCCAAGACTTATACAAGCTGTAAGAGCTACACCACTTGGTAACTTCGTATCGTTTCCTGCTGAAATGATAAGAACAACAGCCAATACACTTAGAACAAACATGAGAGAAATATCATCTGACGACGTTATCCTGAGAGAGATGGGTTATCGAGGTGCTATGGGTCAGTTTGTAACTCTAGGTGGAGCGTCGATCGCGGCTAAAAAAATATATGGTGCACTCACAGGAGTTACTGAAGATGTGATGAATGCCTACAAAGATTATGTTGCACCGGACTTTCAAAGAAACTCTGATCTTATTGCAGTTACAAAACCAGAGAACGGTGTATTTAAAGTTGTAGATCTATCTACTTTTATGCCATACAACGCAGTAACAAGACCTATCGAAGCTATGTTTAATGCAATTAGAAGACAGAAACAAACACCACAATCTATTGATAGATTTTTATTAAACACTTTCTTTGGATCAGAAGGACCCATTGCTGAATTAATCGCTCCATTTGTTAATCAAACAATTGCTGCAGAAACTATATCTGAAGTTTTGAATAATAAGAAAAAAGAAGGTGGTCAGATTTATAGTGAACTAGATGACTTTCCAGAAGTGTTTGAAAAATCTTTTAAACACATAATTAAATCAGTTGAGCCTGGTGCTGTAACAACAGGTAGACAAGCTTATTATGGTTTTAGAGAACAATTAACACCAACAGGACAAAGTTATGATTTAGAAGATGTTCTATTAGGTTTAGGATCTGGTGTAAAACCACTTAGAATAGATCTAAAAAGAAGTTCAGACTTTATCATAGGTGATCTAAATAAAATTAGAACAGAAGCACCAAAGACAAGTCCTTTATATAGAAAGAATATGTCAAGAAGAGACATATTAGAAGAGTATGTAAATATACAAAGAAATGCTTTTAACGAGCAAGCTAGAATACATAAAGCTTTTGAGGCTATGAAAGATTTAAGTCTACCAGAAAAAGAAATAAGAAAAGAAATTATAAAAAGAAAATCAAACAAAAAATTAGGTTTCAAAGTATTAAAAGGTAAGTTTGAACCTATCAATTATTCTGTGCCTAGATTTAAAGACAAAATTAAAGAAGTTGAAAAAGATATAACTAGAAGAGGAAGAACACCTCAACTAAATAAAAATGATATGTTTCCAAGACAAAAATTAAATGAAATAAAAAGATTCTTGATGAATCAAGACTTAAATCAAATATTCCCATTTGATATAACAACAGATCCAGAACCAAGAGCGTCTGCACCAGAACCAACGGTACAACAAACATCTAGTATACAAACACCACCTTTACCAAAAACGCCAACACCTGTACAAAGTGTCAGAAATGTGGCGCCAATCAACCCAAATACTGGCTTGACAACAACAGAGACAGCGTTATTGTCTCCAGAAGAACAAGCAATTAGACTTAGACAAAGAACATAATGGCAATAGAACCTAAAAATACCCGTGAACATATTATATCCCTGTACGGACACGTTACAGGTGTTAAAAGAGATTTGTATCAAATCAAAAATAATCATCTTAAACACATGCATGCGGATATAGATAAATTGGGAGGTAAAGTAGACAAAATCTACTGGGTTCTTTTAGCTACTGTGGGGACGGTAGCATTATTCGTTTTAGATAAATTAGTAGGATGAAATTAACGGCTAACATAACTTTGGACGAGCTTACCAAGAGCCAAGTCGCTGAGAGGAAGGGAATCAATAACAATCCTAACCCAGCGCAAATAGAAAATTTAAAAGCATTAGCTACAAATATATTACAGCCAGTCAGATCACACTTTGATAAACCTTTAATTATTTCATCAGGGTTCCGTTGTGCACAGCTGTGCCTAGAGATAGGAAGTTCAGTTAACAGCCAACATGTAGCTGACAACAATGCAGCCGCGGCAGATTTTGAAATACCAGGTGTAGACAATAGAGAGCTAGCTCTTTACATCAAGAATGAACTTGATTACGACCAACTCATTTTAGAATTTTACAAAGATAACGAACCGACTTCGGGCTGGATTCACTGTTCGTATTCAACAGATCAAAATAGAAATCAATCGCTTAGAGCATTTAGAGAAGATGGCAAGGTAGTCTACAAACCTTGGTTAGAATAATTACTGATCTTCATCATTCCAACGTTCGTTTATTTTTTCAGCCATCCATACAGCGATAGGTATACAAACAATAAAAGTATATTCTGCTGCACGTAATATACTAACATCCCAAAGTTTCATTATAATGTGATGAATTAGTATTGGAGCAAATCCTCCTACACATAATAAAATTGCCATTCTAATATAAAAAGGAAACATCATTGTGGTGGGTTATCACTGCAAACATAACCAATGACTTGTTTACCTTTATACTCGTGGTAAACATGACTAGAAAACAGTTTACGTTTTTTCCTTTCTAAAACTTTTACATTGGTATGAAACCAAGTATCACAAGATTCAAATATCTCGAAGCTGTGTTGTTTAACATCTCCTATAGTTGTTAAATATAACAATGTAATAATAGTTATCTTTTCAAACATTAGATCCACTCTCGTAGTTCTTCATTTAATATCTCAGATGCTATGTCTATTTTTTTACGTAGAGCCTTTACAATTTTTTCATCTACGGTTTTTTCAGTCATTAGATCAACATATGTTACAGATTTTTTCTGACCTATCCTATGCGCTCTATCTTCTGACTGTAATCTTTTTTCTAAATCATAGCCGTTCGAATAATAAACAACTGTATTAGCCGATGTCAACGTAATACCATACCCGCCTGTCTGTGGGTTACCCACGAAGAAACGGACCGCGGATCGTGGATTTTGAAACTCTACAATATTCTTTTGTCTAGTTTCAGAATCGATAGCACCATAATAATCTACAACAGACTCTTCACCGTATTTTTTGATTATCTCTTTTACGATCTTTTCTATGTCGTAGATGTAGTTAGCCCAAATAATAACTTTACCTTCAACTTCTTCTAGAACATTCATCAGTTCTGTTATTCTATTATTCTTAATATCTTCTGTTTTACCATCATCAAGTTTAACATGACCACAAGTTATCTGATGTAATCTCATCATTTGAGTTAAGATGTGTGGAGCAGAAACTGTTTTACCTTTCAAAGCAGTTAATGCCAAAGATTTCATAGACTTGTAATGATCTTGTTGTTCAGGTGTAAGTTCTACATATCTTTTCATATAAATTTTATCAGGTAGATCTAAACAATCTTCTTTTAATACTCTGTATGAAAATGGTTTTAGATTATCAGATAGTTCATCTAGTCTTTGATAACTACCAACAATCTGAACTTGTCTACCACCAAAGTTTCTATTGACCATGTGAGCATATCTTTGTCTGAAAGCATAGTAACTACCAAAACCAAGCAAATGTTCATTCAAGAATCTGCATTGACTAAACAGATCTAGGGGTGATTTGGTGACCGGAGAACCCGTCAAAATACGTCTATAACGGGCCATAGGAGCCATTACAGTGATGGCTTTGGTTCTTTTGGCTGTAGGGGTCTTGATAGTTGTAGACTCGTCTATAGCCATCAATGCCTTGTGAGCACGTAAGAATTTTATGGCAAATTCTTGTCCTCTTTTTGTCGAAAATGCTTCAACATTCATAACAAGGATGTGAAGGTCATAGTCTACATTAAAAAGTGTCTGATACTCTTTATCCTTTGTCTTAGAATTAGAAGCAGTCCATAGTACAGATTTATAATTGATATGGCTAGGAATATGATTAGGTATTTCTTGTGAATACCAGTTGCGATACACACCTTTAGGAGCTATAATTAGCGCCGAATTTATTTTACCTTTATCATATAGCATAGCAATATTATCAATAAGAACTTTTGATTTACCTGTTCCCATTTCCATAAAGTATGCAAACTCATCTTTATCCCAAGATTTTTCTAATGCAGTTAATTGATGCCTATACGGCTTTGTTTTAAATTTATAGTTCATAATTTTTTATTCTTTCTAGTTGACATTCATATAGGAATCTATATATAGCTGTCAAGAGAATAATAGAATGAAGAATAAAATTTTTGAATTATACAAACCTAATTCTTTGAGAGAGTTTTTAGATTTTCAAAAAACTAATCCCGAAGAAAAATTTGTTTATGTGTTGCAACATCCACCAGCAAACATAAATATATTAGGTGCATCTGACTTTGGTTATCTTGTAATCTGTTTGCCTAATTATGGACCAGATTCACAGATAATATTTTCATCAAGTCCATTTGTTTTTAAGATGCAAAAAAATTTACGAGACTTTAGAGAACAAGACTATGTATTGCTCACAGGTGATCCAGCTATTATTGGTATATCTTGTGCAATCGTTTGTGATAAAACAAACGGAAAATTTAATCTCTTGAAATGGGATCGACGAGAGGCTAAATACTATCCAATAAATTTCGATCTCTATCAGAAAGGATAACGATGAGTATAGACTTTGAAAAAGACCAACAAAAAATAGCAGAGAATACAGATCTAAATGCTTTATCTGTACACGTAGAAAAAATTATTGATCTTGATAAACAAATTGAACATCAAGAAAATATAATGAAAGAATTAAAATCACAAAGAGATAGAATTAGTTCAGAGACGATCCCTGCAATATTAGCAGAACAAGGATTACAATCTTTGAAACTTGCCGACGGTACTGTATTAGAAATTAACAAAAAATACAGCTGCACTTTACCAAAAGATCCGCAGAGAAAAGCCGAGGCGTATAAATGGCTTCGTGATCAAGGACTGGACGACATTATAAAAAATGAAGTCGCAGTAACATTTGGTCGTGGGGAAGATAACAAGGCGAGCCAACTGGTAGACCTTGCGGTCGGAAATGGATATGAGCCAACTCAAAAAGAAAAGGTTGAGCCCATGACATTGAAGGCCCTATACAGGGAGCGTGTTGAGGCCGGCCTCGACATGCCTTCCGACATTTTTCATTTGTATATGAAAGATGAAACTAAAATGAAACGTTAAAGGAGAAACATGGCAAACGAAACGCGAACCGTGACAAAAAAAGAAGCAAACTTACCTGTTGCAGGTATGTTTGAACAAGACGCTTCACAAGGCTTAGAGAACATGGCGCAAGATGATCTTGCTCTTCCGTTCCTAAGAATCTTGGGACAGCTATCGCCACAAGTAAATAAGAGAGACGCAAAGTATGTAAAAGGTGCCGAACCAGGTATGATCTACAATACTGTGACTCACGAACTTTACGATGGCACAAAAGGAATCAATGTAGTTCCTTGTTTTTACAAGAGAGAATACATTGAATGGCAAGATAGAGGAGAGGGTTCTGGTGCACCTGTAGCAATACATGCTGCAAGTAGTGGCATCATCAACGAGGCAACTCGTGATTCAATCAATAAAGATAGATTGAAGAATGGAAACTATCTTGAGAACACTGCATCGTATTTTGTGATAGTGTCAAAAGACAACGGAGCAGAAACTGCTTTGATCACAATGAAATCGACACAGTTAAAAGTGAGTAAGAATTGGAACTCGATTATGAGTGGCATTAAGCTACAAGGTAAGAACGGATTGTTCACGCCTCCAATATGCTCGCACTTATACAACTTAAAAACAGTACAACAGTCTAACGACAAAGGTACATGGTTTGGTTGGGCTGTGTCTAAAATAGGTCCTATAGAAGATAAGGCCCTTTACGAGCAAGCAAAGAGTTTTGCGGAAAGTATTCAAAAAGGTGCTATCCAAGCGAAACATGGTGAAGAAGAGAATACGGAAAATAAAGTTCCGTTTTAAAGTTTCCACACGTGGAAAACCGGGGCGGCGATGGGAGACTGGAGCCGCCCCACTAGAATAAAAGAAATGATAGAGAAATTTGAAAATATATTTACGGGTTTAACAGTTGCGTACGGTCAATATCAAAAAGGAGATCGTAGCGAAAACGGTAAACAAAAAGGTAAAGCGTTTATTGTACGTAAAAAAGTTACAAAAGAATTATGGGACAATCATATTAAAGGTGTAGGTCCTGCACTTGGTATCATACCAATAACAGAAAAGAACGAGTGTAAATGGGGTTGTATTGATATCGATGAATATAATTTTAATCACAAAACATTAATCACAAACATTAGAAAATTAAAGTTTCCTTTGGTTGTTTGTCGTTCGAAGTCTGGTGGCGCGCATGTATTCTTGTTTACAAAAGATTATGTGCCTGCCATCAAGATGCAAACAACACTAAAAAAGATGGCGAAGAGTTTAGGTTATGAAGGTTCTGAAATATTCCCGAAGCAAACAGAAATACTCGTGGAACGTGGAGATACAGGTAACTTCTTAAATCTACCATACTACGATCAGATGAATGGATTGCGTTATGCAATCGATGATGAAGGTAAAGCTGCTACTTTAGAATCATTCTATTCTATGTATGACAAGTATGTACAAGAAGAACTGAAAGAAATTAAGATCGAAGAAGTAAAAGTTACTGATGTATTCAAAGAAGGTCCTCCTTGTTTAAATAAATTAGCAGTACAAGGTTTTGGAGAAGGAGCAAGAAACAATGCTCTGTTTAATATAGCAGTTTATTTCAAACAAGCATCACCTGACAGCTGGGAAGATGAATTAGTAAAAGCAAATCAAGAATACATGACACCACCTCTAAGTAATTCTGAGGTTCAACAATTAATTAAATCTGTAAATAGAAAAGGTTACGATAAATACAGATGTAAAGATGCTCCAATAAATTCTGTATGTAATTCTAGTTTATGTAGATTGAAAAAGTTTGGTGTTGGTTATGGAGAAGAAGAGATGCCGACTTTAGGTAGTCTTACAAAATATACATCAAGACCACCACAATGGTTTTTAAATGTAAATGATGACAGAATAGAATTAAAAACAGAACAGCTTTATAATGCAGGTTTGTTTGCACTAGCATGTTTAGATCAAGCTAACTTAATTGTTCCTGTGTTGAAACCAAAAGATTGGAAACAATATTATTTAAAACCATTACTAGATACAATTCAAGAAGTAGAACCATTAGAATCATTAGATGAAAAAAATATGATGATGTCTTTATTAGAAGAGTGGACTACAAACAGACAGAGCGCAAGAACACTAGACGATGTATTTAACAAACTTCCATATACAGATGAAGATAGAGAGTACACATATTTTAGAATGGAAGACTTTTATAATTTTTGTAAAAGAAATAACTGGGAGATGGATAAAACCAAAACAGGTAACCTATTAAAACAATTAGATGTTTTTGAAGAAGAAGCAAGAGTAAGAGTTAAGAAACAACAACCGAGACTTATAAAAATAAAAGCTTTGAAACCAGTTGAAGCTAGTATTTCAGAAGTAAAATATCAAGACAATCATTTCTAATGATAGGTATAAATTGGAAATACAGGTGGCATTTATTGAAAGATCAATTTGATATAGCTGAAGCAAAAATAAAAAGATTGGAAAGAAAAATAAAAAGATATGAAAACAATAATATTAGGTCCACCAGGAACAGGAAAAACAACAACACTGTTAAATCTAGTAGACGAATTTATACAAGACGGAGTGCGGCCTAGACAAATAGGTTACTTCTCTTTTACAAAAAAAGCAGCAGACGAAGCAGCTGAAAGAGCTGCAAATAAATTTGAACTAAATCTAGAGGAAGATTTAGAAAATTTTAAAACACTTCATGCTCTTGCATTCAAAAGATTAGGAATGAAAAGAGAGAAGATGATGTCTCCAGCAGACTACAAAGAGTTTGGTATTAAGTGTGGTATACCAATTAAGACAGCAAAGTATTCTTCAGAAGATGGTACATTTAATTCTGATAATGAATATCTTACAATCATAGAAACAGCTAGAGCAAAACAAATGAATCTTTTAGACTACTATGATTCTAGAAAAAATTTATTAGATGTAGAAAGAAACACACTTTATTTGATAGCTGAAGAACTAAAGAAATATAAAAAAGAAAAGATAAAAAAAGATTTTACAGATTTAATAGAACAATTTATTGAATCAGAAAACATTCCAAAATTTAAAGTATTGTTTATAGATGAAGCACAAGATTTGTCTTCTTTGCAGTGGACTATGGTTAGAAAGATGTGGAAGTATGCAGAGAAAACTTACATTGCAGGAGATGATGATCAAGCAATATTTAAATGGGCCGGTGCAGATGTAGATCACTTCATAGCATTGAAACAAGAGGTAGATAAAATAAAAGTATTAGAACAATCTTATCGTATACCTGGTGGTCCTATCCATGAATTATCACAAAAGATAATTAGAAATGTAGCAAATAGATTTGATAAAGAATACAAACCAAGAGATGAAGTAGGAATTTTAAAGAGATACTCTGACGTCACTCAGGTAGACATGTCATCAGGAGAATGGTTGGTGCTTTCTTCAGCTAATCATTTTCTTGATGGTGTGAAAGAACTATGTGAATTGAGAGGATGGTACTATGAACATAAAGGTAGAAACTCAATAGATACAAAACTATTGATGGCTATTCAAAACTGGGAACAGTGGAGAAAAGGGTCACAACTTACACATATAGAAATTAAAAATATATACAGATATTTAGGATCAAATGTATTGTCTGGTTTTAAATCGGGTAAAACCCTGCATTCTGATACAAATTATTTGATGAGGGATTGCAGAGCTGAACATGGTTTGGTTACAGAAGAAGTTTGGTATGATGCATTTGAAGGACTTGATACTTTCACAGAAAACTATATAAGGAATATGAGGGCAAACGGTGAGAAGATATCCGCTAATCCTCGAATAAAAATGTCAACAATACATGGAGCAAAAGGAGGAGAGGCACAAAAGGTTCTTATTTTACAAGATCTAACAAACGCAGCTTTAGAAACATTTCAGAATGATCCTGATGAATTACATAGATTATTTTATACAGGAACAACTAGAACTAAAAAAGAATTGCATATCGTAGATCCAAAAGACTTTGATCGTGCTTATTTATTATGACAGACGAAAGTATATTTAAAGACGTGAAGCCACAGAATAAACAAATAGGTGGATCTCATTACATGTATTTCAACATACAGCCGTACGAATTTATTTCTAAAAATAATCTCTCGTTCTTTCAGGGCTGTGTTGTGAAATACGTTTGTAGATACATGCACAAAAACGGAATAGAAGATCTTGATAAAATTATTCACTATTGTGAATTAGAGAAAAAGAAAATTTTAGATATGGATGAGAATAAATGATGGAGAGATTTTACATATTTTTATTATTTACATATATGTTTATTGCCATTGTGTATTATATTTTTTATGGTCAGTTTAATAAACACATACCATCAATGACAAAAGAAGAGTGGGACAGAAAACTATGAGATCTATACAACCTTCTTTGTTTATGCCACAGACAGAATGGGTGGTGCCTGATAGTTTAAAAGATCTATCAAAGTATGATGAGATAGCTGTAGACTTAGAAACAAATGATCCTGATCTTACAACAAAAGGATCTGGTAATGTTACAGGTAATGGAAATGTTGTAGGTATCGCAATAGCTGTAGAAGGCTGGTGTGGTTATTATCCTATCGCACACGAGAATGGTGGTAACATGGATAAAGGTCTTGTTGTATCATGGTTAAAAAATATTTTCTCAAAATCAGATAAAACATTTATTTTTCACAACGCAATGTACGATGTCTGTTGGTTGAGACAGATGGGTATAGAGATAAAAGGTAAAGTTGTTGATACAATGGTTGCAGCATCTTTAGTTGATGAGAATAGAATGTCATACACATTAAACTCTTTGTGTAAGTTTTATTTAAAACAAGGAAAGAATGAATCTATATTAATTAAGGCAGCTAAAGAATGGAATTTAGATCCTAAAAAAGAAATGTGGAGACTACCAGCAATGTATGTTGGTCAGTATGCAGAGAAAGATGCAGAACTAACTTTGAAACTTTGGGAAGTTTTACAAAGAGAAATGTATGTAGAGGATTTAAATAGTGTGTTTGATTTAGAAACAAAACTATTTCCTTGTCTTGTTGATATGAGATTCAAAGGTGTACGTGTAGATTTAGATAAAGCAGAAAAGATAAAAAATAAATTAGTTAAACAAGAACAAAAAATATTAAAAGAGATATACAAGAAAACAAAGATAGATGTAGAGATATGGGCAGCAGTTTCTATTGCAAAAGTATTTACAAAATTAAATTTACCTTTTGATAGAACAGAAAAGAGTGATGCACCTAGTTTTACTAAAAACTTTTTACAAAACCATCCTAATGAAATAGCTAGAAGTATTGCTGATGCCAGAGAAATAAATAAAGCTCACACTACATTTATAGATTCAATAACAAAACACGAACATAAAGGTAGAATACATGCAGATATAAATCAAATTAGATCTGATGATGGTGGTACAGTTACAGGTAGATTCAGTATGTCTAATCCAAACTTACAACAAATACCGGCTAGACATAAAGATTTAGGTCCTATGATTAGATCTATCTTTATACCTGAGAAAGATTGTAAATGGGGTACGTTTGATTATTCACAACAAGAACCTAGAATACTTGTGCATTACGCACAACTACAAAACCTACCAGGAGTTTATGATCTTGTAGATGCATACAAACAAGGTGATGCAGACTTTCACCAAGTTGTTGCAGATATGGCAGGTATAGAACGTAAACAAGCCAAGACAATAAATTTAGGTTTGATGTATGGTATGGGTAAAAATAAATTGATGGCAGAACTAGGTTTAGTAAAAGATTCTGCTGAGAAACTAATAAGACAATATCACATGAAAGCACCATTTGTTCGTAGTCTTATGGATGCTGTAACGAATAGAGCAGAGGATATTGGTAAGATTAGGACTCTTCTTGGTAGAGTGTGCCATTTTAATTTATGGCAACCTTTGCAATTTGGTATCAATAAACCTTTACCACGAGAAGAAGCTGAAAAGAAATATGCACCAAACGGTGAGCCTTTGAAGAGAGCATTTACATACAAAGCTCTTAACAGATTGATACAAGGTTCAGCTGCTGATATGACAAAAAAAGCTATGGTATCATTATATGAAAATGGTATAGTGCCACATATTCAAATTCACGATGAAGTAAATATATCTGTGGAGTCGGATAAAAAAGCTGAAGACATAATAAAAATTATGGAATCTGCTGTTACGTTAGAAGTTCCTAACAAAGTTGACTACGAAAAAGGAGATGATTGGGGACAAATACAA